AATCTGCGACAAGGTAGATTCTGCGCCGCCGTTGTGGAACTCCCCAACCTTGCGCGTCCATAACACGGTACGCAATGCTCCATCCATCTCCCATGAGAATGTCGGCATAAGGCCAGCCAGTTTTTTCAGGCATAGGCACCGGGGGAGCCTGTGATTCTTTGATGCGTACGATTTCCGTGAGGACGGATCGGAAGTCCCGTCCCTTACTGCTGGAGAAAGCCCCGGTGACGTTCTCCCACACAATGAATCTTGGATATCTGCCATTTGTAGCCTCCCTCATTTCTTTGATTACACGCACCGCTTCATAGAAAAGGCAGGATTGCTTTCCGTCCAGTCCTGCCCTTTTGCCGGCAATGCTCATATCAGTACAAGGCGAACCGAAGGTGATGATGTCCACTGGCTCAACCTTGCCGCCGTGTATCTGATTGATGTCTCCATAATGTTTGACCATGGGCAGCCGCTTGGTGGTCACCCGGATAGGGAATGGTTCAATTTCACTCGCCCACCTTGGCTCAATGCCTGCGAGGATTGCTCCCAGTGAAAAACCTCCGCTACCATCAAAGAGACTGCCCAAGGTCAGTTTTTTCTCTTCTGTCATTGGTTCAACGTCTCCTGTTCAAAATCTGTGATACCACGGGCAATGGCACGGGCGAACTCGTTCTGCTTAGTACGGAGCAAAACCTCATCCTCGGCATTGTCGATAAAAGCCGTTTCTACCAGCACCGCTACGGCATCCGTATTAGATAGTACGTACAGACCGTTTTTGCCCGGTACTGCGCCCTTGATGCCACGGTCTGCCGTGCCAAGCGCCCCCACAATCTGACGCTGAATGCACTCGGCCAGCTGTTTGCCGTATTTACTGGTGTGGTAGTGCCATGTCTCCGTACCATTGGCTACGCCGTTAAAGGCATTGCAATGAATTGATACAAACACATCCACGTCCAGATTATTGGCAGTGCTGACAACCTCCCAAAGGTCATCCGACTGCAAATTGCCGGATACAGAAACGCCAGCCTTGGTGAGATGCTTCTCTACAAGGTCGGCGATATTCTTGGCTACATCACATTCACGAAGTCCTGTGCCGCTGTTGACAGCACCGGGGTCAGGGCATCCACAAGGCGCATGGCCGGCATTTAAGAATACACGCATAAGTCAGTCCTCCTTCGGTTTGGGAACATCGGCATAGGGAATCTTCGCCCCATCCCGTTCCACATATACATCTGCAAAATTTCCATCATGGGCAGCGGCATAACGCTGCACCGCAACATCTACGAACTTCGGCTCCAGCTCCACGCCATAGCAGATACGCCCTAACTGGTCGCAGGCGATAAGCGTTGACGCTGAGCCAAGAAAACCGTCCAGCACAAGACCATTGGTTTGTGTACATTGCTTGATGAGGTAGGCAATCAGCGGCACCGGCTTGCTGGACGGATGACCGCAACCATCTTCTTTGGAGTTTTTGATACGGTCGAACTCGAACACCGTGGTCTGCTTCTGGTCACCATACCAGGTATGCTTACCATCCTTGCGCCAGCCCCAAATAATCGGCTCATGGATGTACTTCCAGTCGGTGCGTGTCAGCACCAGCCGGTTCTTCTTCCAAACAAGACCTGCCCCAACTTTAAAGCCCGCATCCTCATAAGCGTCATGGAAAATGCGGGCTTTTGCCGTAGCGTAGAAAACATATATCGAGGCATCCTTTGCCATGGATTCATGGAAACAGCCGAAGGCTTTGGTCAGGAATTCGTATGCCTCTTTGTCGGAGAGGTCATCGTTTTTGATTTTGCCGGAGGTGCTTTCAAGATTCACCATATACGGTGGGTCGGTGCATACCAGATTTACTTGCTCATCACCGAGCAGCCGCCGATAGGTTTCCGGCAAGGTAGAATCACCGCAGATAACCCGGTGCTTACCAAGGTGCCATACATCTCCTGCCTTGGAGATACACGGCTTTTCCAGTTCCTCATCCACATCGAAATTATCCTGTTTGGCATCGTCATCGGTTTCAAAAAGGTCAGCCAGTTCCTTTTCATCAAAGCCTGTCAGCCCTAAGTCAAAGTCCATGCCCTGCAAAGCTTCAATCTCGACACGGAGCATATCTTCATCCCAGCCGGCATCCATCGCATAACGGTTGTCGGCAAGGATATACGCTTTTTTCTGTGCCTCGGTGAGATAGTCCACAAACACACAGGGCACTTCAGCAATATGCTCTTCCTTGGCTGCCATCAGTCTGCCGTGCCCAGCTATGACATTGAACTCCCTGTCGATGATGACCGGATTCACAAAGCCAAACTCCCGCAGTGATGAGCGTAGCTTGGTTATCTGTTCTTTGCTGTGCGTCCGAGCATTATTCACATAAGGCACTAGCTTGTCGATAGGTACAAGCTGCATATCTGTAGTTGTTTTTCCCAATAAGTACACCTCCCAAAATTTTCCCTAGACTAGGTGAAAAAGAAACCTGCACTGCAAATAAGGACAAAAGTATATGTTACGTTCCCGGCGCGACTTGTTTGTGCATTACATTTTTATTGACAGAACTTTTCCACTTTGATACACTAGACTCAATAAAAGAACCTTGATATAATACCCTTTGGCAATTGGAGCCATTCGGGCGTTGTGTCAAGGTTCTTTTTGCCGTAAATAGTATTAATAGAACTTAAGCGAGAGCCTTCAGGGTTTCTCGCTTTCTTTATCCTTTTCGTGACCGTAGTAGCCGCTCCATCACATCATCCTGTGGATTGGCTCCGCTGTAGCCTTCCGAGCAGTTTTCCTTCACAACCTGGTAAATCTGATACCACAGCTGGTTGGCCTGCTTCATGTACTGCAAGCTGATGTTCACATAAGGAGATACGATAGCCGCCCCAGTCGTTGGATGCTTGGCAAGGAATCCGTAATTGGAGATAGCGTCCTGACATTGAATCCAGCGTGACACGGTCATGGCGTAGTGCTCGATAAGCTCCGGGCTGACTAGTTCGGCACAGCCTTTTTCATTCAGCCAGTTCCATGTCTTTTCGTAAATCTCCACAGCGTAATTTTCCTGCCCGTTCTTCTGGGGTGCTTTGAGGTACTCCTTGGGAGCGGGCATTTCTATGCCTTTGAGATTGGCCGTTGGCAGCACCGTTACCTTGTCTGTCTTACCCTCGCTGATTTTATCGGCAAGGGCTTTCTTCTTGCGTCCGGCACCTGCTCTGGCACCGCCCCGATTTGTTCCATCTTTGGCCATTCTCATCACTCCCTTCCTGCGTTTGATTTCTTGATTTTTTCAAACGTTTTTCAAACAAAATCGGCGTTTTTCAAAGAACTATGCGACCTTCCGACATTGCCGTGAAGCCCCGTACAATCGGCAGTCAGCGGACTTTGCCACGACTCTGCCCTATTCCCCTGTTTGAAAAATGATTTTTTCGCGTGTGCCCCCGTGCCGGTCATGGTGCGGCAGGGTTGGCAAGATTTTGGCTCCCCCAGGGGGACGTCACTCGCTTTTCCTGCGCCGATGGATTTTCTCATGGCAGCTCACGCATAGACTCCGCAGATTGCTCTCGTCATTCGTGCCGCCATCTGCGATGGGCTTCACATGATGCACCAAGGTTGCCACCGACGCTCTCCCCAGCCCAAGGCACTCCTCGCAGAGAGGATGCGCCGAGATGTATCGGTCGCGCACCTTTCGCCAGCCACTTCCGTACCGCTCATGCTGATTGTAGCCACGGGCGAAATGCTCATAATGCCTCTGCATCAGGCTCCGATGTTCTTCGCAGTAGCCTGTCCTGCTGTCGGTCAAATTGGGACAGCCGCCGTATCGGCAGGGGCGTTTCGGTTTCGTTGGCAATCTCATCACCTCGGCAATAAAAAAACCTCCGCAGGGATTGCTCCCTTTGGAGGTTGGTTTCCGTTCTACATTTTTGTCGAGTATATCATATCATTGTCAAGCCTATGAACGGAAGATGAACTTTAGTGAACTTCTGTGTCCTTCGGCAAAAATTTTTCAATAAGCTCCAGACCCTTCGCATGGAGCTTATGCACCCAACGGACGCTGACATTCATATCGCTTGCAATTTCCTCCCAAGACTTGAAGTTGATGTACCGTTCCTCCAAGAGATGGCGGCAATTGACATCCTCGACCTTCCAGATGGTATTCATGATTTCGATTTTCAGATCCACCAAGCGGTCAATGTTCTCGTCAACCTCTGCCTCCGTATCCATCAAACGGGAAATAACATCTTGCAGTCGATGATTGTTGTGGCTGGCGCTCTTCGGCATATCGGACAGCACTTGGGTGATATGCGTCGTCATATCTCTAAGGCTGGATGCCTGGGCGACTTTCCCATTGATGCGTTGGTCGATGTTCCATGCTTGGCTCAAATATTCCTTTGCCGTCATTGGTGTTCCGCCTCCAATCGTTCTATCAGATAATCGGGATTGACATCGGTGATGTTGGCAAAGAGCCGGGAGCGGAAGAAATCCCGTATCTGCCTCCGCTCGTCTGCTCCGTTCTTCTTTTTCCAAGAGGCACGGTAGTCCTTGGCGGCTTGCAGGATGACGGCATTGGTCAATGCCTCGTAGGGATTCATCTGCCCACCTCCGCTTTGACTGCCTCGATGAGAGCCGCCTGAGTCTTGTCCTTCTCCTTCAAAGCCCGGAGAATCCGAAGGTCGATTGTTCCCTTGGTGACGATGTGCTGCACCACCACGGTCTTTGCCGTCTGCCCCTGCCGATAGAGCCGAGCCACAGTCTGTTGGTAGAGTTCCAGGCTCCAAGTGATGCCGAACCACACCAAGGTCGAGCCGCCGCTCTGGAAGTTCAGCCCGTGTCCCGCCGAGGCAGGGTGGATAAGAGCCACGGGGATTTCTCCCTTGTTCCAACGGTCGATGGCGGCATCGGCATCAAGCCTGACAGCGGGAACATGAATCTCATGCAGCCGTTTTTCGATTCTCTCAAGGTCATGCTTGAACCAGTAGGCCACGAGGAGCGGCTTGCCGTTCATGCTCTCGATGATGTCCTCCAAGGCATCCAGCTTGCGGTCGTGGATGTGGAGGACACCGCCGCCATCGGCATAGACTGCGCCGTTCGCCATTTGGCAGAGCTTCCCGGAGAGGACTCCGGCATTGGCTGCCGTCACTTCCTCGTCCTTCATCTGGATGGTCAGCTGTTCGCACATCTCGGAATAAATCTCCCGCTCCGCCTTGTCCATCTGCACCGTGTATTCGCTCTCGACGAGTTCCGGCATGGGGAGATGGTCGGTAGCCTTCATGGATATGGTGATGTCGGAGATTTTCTCGTAAATCTCATCCTCGGCTCCCGGCTGGGGGACATAGGAGAAAACCACTTGCCCGTTCCGTTTGTCCGGCATGAAGTAGGTCTGCCGATACCTTGTGATGTATCTCCCCAGCCGCTTTCCCATGTCCAAGACCTTGAACTCGGCGAATAGATCCATCAGCCCGTTGCCGGAGGGTGTCCCCGTGAGGCCGATGGCTCTCTTGGCAAGGGGACGAACCTTCATCAGCGACTTGAACCGCTTGCTGTTCCAGTTCTTGAAGGAGGACAGTTCGTCAATGACGATGGTGTCGTAGGTGAAGTCGGTTTTCTCCACCAACCATGCCACGTTCTCGCGGTTGATGATGTAGATGGACGCAGGCTCCCGGAGAGCCGCCAGCCGCTCTTTTTCAGTCCCCACAACAACGGAGTAGCGGATGTCCTTCAGATGCTCCCACTTGGCAATTTCCTGTGGCCATGTGTATCGTGCCACCCGAAGGGGCGCAATGACCAAAACACGGGAAATCTCGAAGCTATCAAAGAGTAGGTCGTTTAATGCCGTCAGCGTGATTGCCGTTTTCCCAAGTCCCATATCGAGCAGTACGGCGGCAGTTTCGTGGTTTTCGATAAAATCAATGGCGTATTGTTGGTAATCGTGGGGAGTGAATTTCATTTGACACCACCTTCATTGTAGAGCGGCCAGGAGATACCATTCACCTTGGCAATGCTGTCCCACATGATGCATTCCCGCACACCCTTCAGAATGACCAACACATAGCGGGGATAAACCTTCAGCACGGTACCGGTGGCGGGAATTGTGGAATTGTTGCTGCGGCACAGCTGGGCAGTGTTGTTGCAAGCCCCGTAGCTGTTGAAGAAAATCTTGTCTCCGGGTTTTATGCTACTCATCATTTCGTAAACGTGCTTAAGAGTCATCATGATTACTCCCCTATCTCGTCCAGCACGGAGCCAATCTGCTCTGCGCCGTCAATCACATATACCTTGAAGCCCAGCCGCCGGAGAAGATTGTGCCTTGCCTCCTGCAACGGACGAGGCTTTTTACCCGGCGCCTTGAGTTCCGCAAAGCCCATCTTTCCTCCGGGCAAGAGGATCAGTCGGTCTGGCATTCCATCAAATCCCGGCGAGGTGAACTTGGGGGCGATGCCGCCCATCGATTTGGTTTTTGTTACAAGTTCCTTTTCAATCGTCCGTTCGTACAACTTTTTCCCTCCTGTAACACACCTTGTAACACGGTCAATCCCAGTCATATCAAGGGTTTTCGGATTTTTTGCTACAAGGCTACGACAAAATCCCCATATACGTATATATGCGTGTATTTGCGTGTTCTTGTGCGTAGATTATTGTGATTTCTATTTACATATATAAATCTTGTAACTTGTAACAAAGCCTTATAAATAAAGCCTTGCCACAAGTTACAACCTCCGTACAAGTTACAAGCGGCAGTATATCCTCTGCAATCCGTAGAGAGGTATCCTCTTGGGAATGGGTTGTTTGACCCACTCCTCAATCCTGGACATGATGGCCGCTATCGTATAGCTGTCGATGGGACGCAGATCTTCTTTTTTCCTGCCAAAACACTCGCACCAGATTTCCATGTTGCTGACCGTCATACGCTGCTCTGTCCCAACGGGAGACATCTCATCGCCCAGCAGAAACTCTCGCCGTTGATGGATATCCATCTCGTTCCAATTTGCCGGGAGCAACACATCAAGGTACAGCCTTACAAAGCCTTCCCGGTCATCCTGCTCCATAGCCTCACGCTGTTCCGTCTTGGCGTAATTCTCCAACTCGGCAGGGAGATACAACTTTTCCCCAGCTTTGGCATGGACAGCAACTTCCGCCCAAATCTGCCCCACTACGTCGGGAGTCATCTGCCACGGCTTGTATTTGCTGTTGCCGCTGACCTTGACGTTCCAATAACGGCGGTTTCCCGTGATGTCCCGAAGATAGCCGTTCTCGCTGTTGGTCGTGCCAAAGAACACGCACTGGCGGGGATGGGATGTCACCCGCCGTCCGAAACTGGCGCGATATTTGTCGTCCACCCTCGACACAAAGGCTTTCACCTTGTCGAGATCGGCTTTCTTCATCCCGGCAAGCTCCCCAATTTCCAAAATCCAGTAGCCCTGGAGCTTTTCGGCTGCGGTCTTGTCGTTCATGTCGGAGAGAGTCAGGCTGTCGCTGAACCACTCCATGCCCAGATTGGCAATGAATGTGGACTTGCCGATGCCCTGCGCCCCGTTAAGGACGGGCATATAATCGAACTTGATACCAGGCTCGTAGACCCGCCTGTAGGCGGCGCAGAGGTTTTTCCGTGCCACGGCACGGACATAGGCATTGTCCGTTGCCCCCAAGTAGTCGATAAAGAGAGTGTCCACTCTGGGTACGCCGTCCCAAGGAGGCAAAGCAGCAAAATATTCCCGGATCGGGTGATAGCTGCGGTCGTCCACGGCCTTGGTGATGGCAATGTCGTAGTTCCTCGCAGAAAATGTCCCGTAATTGTCATCCACATAGCAGATCAGCTGGGCATCGTCCGCATCGCGCCAAAAGCGGCTCGGATGTTCCCACGGGACTTCTCCCTTGATTTCCATGTTGTCCGCCAGTTGGTTGAACACGATGTTCTGCATATAGGGGTCGTTCTGCATGATGAGCTTGATGTTGTAGAGGGAGTTTTCCAGCACGGCAGATTTCTTCTGATACACCAGCTTGGCTTTCCAGTCCTCCGGGAACTCCTCGGCGGCTCTCTCCTGCCGCTCCTTCAATGCAAGCTGACGTACCTTCTCGTCCTTGGCGGCAAATTCCATCATGGCGTGAAGATCACCGTCAAAGAGATGCATTCCCACCAAGTCAAAACCATTCATCAGCTTTCCGTAGGCAGGGTCTGAAGCATGGTGGCTGTAGGCGAACTTCCCTTCATAGATAACCACGCCGGGGATGCTGACGGAGCCTTTGTAGCACCAGCGGTTCTCGTCCTCGGTTTCCTCATACACATCTGAAAGAAAATCCCGCAGGATTTCCTGCATGGTTCTCGCCCGGCAGAATGCGCCGATGATGCCGTCCTTGGTCAGCGGGTCTTGCTGTTTCTTGCGAGCCTTCTCCACGGCGGCTTTTTCCGATGGGGCGGTCGGCAGCTTGGTGCAATCCTTCCAATTGGGGTGCGCCGCAAGGAACGCATCGGGATCGAGCCAAGCACCGTCATATTTCTTGCAGATATACTCCCCGTCGGAAGGACAGGTCGGCCAGTACATCAACTGGTTGATCTCGAAGGAGCAGGGGTCGATTTGCTCCATGCCGATTTCATATGCAAGGTAACGGGCGATGGCGTTGAACTCATCGGGAGTCACATCTCTCTTCAGCGGGATGAGGATTCTCGCCCTCGGTGCTTCCGGCACATGGCTGTAAGTGGTGTAGACAATGGCGAAGTAGTTGGGATGGAATTCATCGAAGAACTCTGGCTTCAGCTTGTCTCCGTCAATGGTTATCATGGAGCGACTTTCCACTTCGGATTTCTTGCGGCGGGTGCCTTTGAGCTTTCCCGCCACGAAACCGCCCTTGTCCTTGACGGCATCCTTCTCGTTCTTCTTCATCTGCCGATACTCTTGGACGGTTTCGGCAGTCCGTATTGGTGTCTTGAGCCGTTCCTCAAGTTCGTCAATGGTCATTTGTTTCGGATGCCAGACCGCCGATTGGCGGCTGTTGCCGAGGCAAAAGTTAAGCTGCCTCATACGCTCACCTTCCTTACTCTTGGTGTCTGTCCATATTCAAACCGTGCTTGACGGGCGATTTTGTAGGCTTCCAGTGTCGCCACGGGATTTCGGTAGCAAAGATAGCTACCGTCATCGCCAAATAGCTCAAACTGCCCGTCGAGGTTGATGCCGGGATGAGCCACAAAATAATCCCCATCGATGGTCTCGAAATTGAAGGGATAGGGTCCTCCGCCAAAATGCGGAAAACCACCGTAGCCCCAATCGCTCAAATACTCGTCAATGTCATCAATCGTGTCCCCGTCCGGGATTCCGGCAACCACCAGAAGCGGATGCTTGCCTTCGCTGAACTGGTTGATTTTGGCGGCATCGGCTCTGGTCATCTTCCCCTTAACCTCCACATGAAGGTCGCCGCCTCCTCGTCCCGCCACATCGTGCAGCAGGAAGTCCGGCAAATAATGCTGACCGTTATGGAGAACATACCCTTCAGGCTCGTATTCCCACCGGACACCGCAGGCATCGAAGAACACCGCCCACCGAGCCTCAAGCCGTGAGCGGAACCGATATCCCTTGTATTCCGTCTCAATTACTCTCATGGTGTACCTCCTCGCATTTCGTAGTGAAATATCGCACTTTCTTGGCACGGGCAATCTCTGCCACCATGCCCTCGGTGATGGTTTCCCCGAATACCCAGCACTCGCCGCACAGCTTCAAAAGTTCAAAGTTCATCTGCATAGCCGCCTCCCGCTCGGTAGCCTCAGACATGAACTGCGGAAAGTACAGATGAGGAGCAAGGGGAATGCGCCCCTTGCTCACGGCGAACTTGCAGTAGTTCCTCGCCCGCATGACATTGACGCGGGGATTGTTCCGATAGGGAGAGCAGATGTAGACGAAGGGATTTTCCTTCATCACATTGGTTATGGCGGCAGAAGCCGTGGGGTCTGGATATCCCTCGCTGTTGCGCATCATTTGCCGCACCGTACCTTTCTGCTGCAATCGTCGCAGAGCAAGTTGGTGCCGTAAAGGTCGAAGTCTTCATCGCCGAAGAAATCGTTGAGGTCGACCTGCACCTCGGCTCCGCAACGAGGGCAATGGCAAAAGACATTCTCATCGTTGATTTCTACCTTGACTTCCAAAGCGTCATTAATGTTTTCCTTGACATAGAACATGATGTTCCCTCCTTCAAAAGACCGGGGCTTATCCCCCTTCACTTCTTAAAGGACAGAATTTCATATTTTCAGCGGAAAAATTTTCACTTCCTTATAAAAGGAGCAGAGCCACAAGTTTTGGCTCTGTTTTTTTTTTCGCTAAAAATATCCTCTTTTGTCCTTTAAGGGGTGAGAGGCAGAAACGGAAAAACAATCCGCTAAGAATTTGAGTTTCTGTCCTTTAAGAGATAGAGGGGCAGGAAAGCTCCTCGGAAAGAGAGGTACACCAACATGGAAACTCAGAATGACAAGGAATTGGCAGAGGTGCTGATAGCCATCAGCGTCGTTGCCAGACGGCTTGCCGACAAGCTGTTGGAGGGAGGTAATGAGGATGGAAAATCTCGCAGCGAAGATTGAAGCCCTGCGGCTCTGCGCCAAGTCCATCATGGACATCGCCGACGAACTGGCGGGAAGCCTCCCGGCGGAAGAGCCACCCAAGGAGTCCGCTCCCACCTTCGAGGAAGTCCGGCACAAGCTGATTCTCTTGGCACAAGCGGGATTCAGTGCCGAGGTCAAGGCTCTCATCACGAAACACGGAGCGAACCGCCTGTCGGATGTTGACCCTTCCCACTATGCGGCACTCCTTGCGGAGGCAGAGGAGGTGAAGGGCGATGGGTAAGCACTCCCGGCTCTCTGCGTCGGCAAGCTACCGCTGGATTGCTTGCCCGCCATCGGTGGGGCTCTGCGAGACCTACGAGGACAAGCCCAGCGTTTACGCCCAAGAGGGTACGGACTGCCATGAGCTTTGCGCCTACAAGGTAGAAAAGGCTCTGGGCAGGAAGGTACGGAATCCCGCCAAGCGGCTCTCCTTCTACAACGAGGAAATGGAGGATTGCTCCGACGGGTACCGGGATTTCGTCATGGAATGCATCGCGCAGGCCAAGCAATCCTGCCCCGATCCCCTCGTCCTCGTGGAGCAGAAACTGGACTACTCCCGCTATGTGGGCATTGAAGGCAGTTTCGGCACGGGGGATTGCGTGATTGTCGCCGACGGTATGCTGTATATCGTTGACTACAAACACGGGCTTGGAGTCTTGGTGTCAGCCGAGCATAACAGCCAGCTTTCCTGCTACGCATTGGGAGCGTTGGACTTGTTCGACGGCATCTACAACATCGAGCGCATCACCCTCGCCATCTACCAGCCCCGCCGGGAGAACATCAGCCTGTACGAGATGGGGAAAGATGAACTTCTCACATGGGCGAATGAGACCCTCGCCCCTGCCGCCAAACTGGCGCAGGAGGGAAAAGGCGAGTTCAAAGCCGGGGATCACTGCCAGTTCTGCAAGGCCAAGGCAAGCTGCCGGAAACGTGCCGAGTACAACCTCAAACTGGCAAGATACGACTTCGAGATGCCCGCCACACTGGAAGATACGGAGGTTGCCGCTATCCTTCCTAGGATTGAGGATCTGGTGTCCTGGGCTGGGGATGTCAAGGAATACGCCTTACAGAAGGCTCTCTCCGGCACCAAGTTTGACGGCTTCAAGGTGGTGGAAGGACGCTCCAACAGGAAGTACGCCGACGAGGAAGCTGTGGCACAGACGGTCAAGGATGCCGGATTCGACCCGTATGAGCAGAAGCTCCTCGGCATCACCGCCATGAGCCAAGTGCTGGGCAAGAAGAAGTTTGAGGAACTTTTAGGCGGACTGGTGTATAAGCCAGCCGGAAAGCCGGTGCTTGTCCCCGACAGCGACAAGCGTCCGGCCATGAACACAGCCGCAGATGATTTCAAGGACAATTGAGGAGGAAACCACAATGGCAAAATTTCACAATCCGACCAAGGTTATCACGGGCGTTAAGACTCGCTGGAGCTACGCCAATGTCTGGGAACCGAAGAGCATCAACGGCGGCACTCCCAAGTACAGCGTCAGCCTCATCATCCCCAAGAGCGACACGGCAACTGTTGGAAAAATCAAGGACGCTATCAAGGCCGCCTATGAGGAAGGCCAGAGCAAGCTGAAGGGCAACAGCAAGTCCGTCCCCGCCCTCTCGGCTATCAAGACCCCGCTCCGGGACGGGGACTTGGAGCGTCCCGATGACGAGGCATACAAGGACAGTTACTTCATCAATGCCAACTCTGCCACAGCCCCCGGCATCGTAGATGCAGACCGTCAGCCGATCTTGGAACGCTCCGAGGTGTACTCCGGCGTTTACGGTCGCGCCAGCATCAACCTCTATGCCTTCAACTCCAACGGCAACAAGGGCATCGCCTGCGGGCTGAACAACCTTCAGAAGATCTCCGACGGGGAGCCGCTTGGCGGCAAGACCCGCGCCGAGGACGATTTCGCCGATGAGGATGAGGATTTTCTCAGCTGATTGACCGAATGTAATGCCGATGGCGGCGAGGAGCAATCCTCGCCGTTTTTGGCAGGAAAGGAAACTTATGAAGACCTTATCTTTGGACTTGGAAACATTCAGTAGCATCGACATTGGCAAATGCGGCGTTTACAAATATGCGGAGTCCCCGGACTTCGAGATTTTGCTCTTCGGATATTCCGTGGACGGCGGCGAGGTACACGTCGTTGACCTTGCCAGCGGCGAAACCATACCGCAGGAAATATTGGACACACTGACCGATGACAGCATTATCAAATGGGCTTTCAATGCGAATTTCGAGCGGATCTGTCTCTCAAGGTATCTTTCGGACTTGGGGATACTTCTTGACCCCTTCCATGACAATCACCCACTCTCCACCGACTGCGCCCGTTTCCTGAATCCCGAAAGCTGGCGTTGTACAATGGTCTGGGCGGCATATATGGGACTCCCCCTGTCCCTCGCTGCCGTTGGCAGCGCCCTTGGTTTGGAAGAACAGAAAATGACGGAAGGCAAGTCCCTCATCCGCTACTTCTGTTCTCCTTGCGCTCCTACCAAGGCGAACGGCGGCAGGAAACGCAACCTTCCCCGCCATGCCCCGGACAAGTGGGAAACCTTCAAAGCCTATAATCGCCGGGATGTGGAAGTGGAAATGGCGATACAGGCACGGCTGGCAAAGTTCCCCGTCCCCGATTTCGTTTGGGATGAATACCACCTCGACCAAGAAATCAATGACCGTGGCATCCGCATCGATATGAAACTGGTAGACCAAGCCATCAGCATAGACACTCGCTCTCGCGAGGATCTGACCGAAGAAATGAAACGACTTACCGGGCTTGACAATCCCAACTCCGTACAGC